GGGTACGCGATCTGTTGCCCTGGAAAGTTGATCTGAGCTCTCAGTAAATATCAATACGGTTCTGACGAGTCGCTTACTAAAAAGCTCTCAAGGGCAAAGCCGAAGAAACCATCTGCGGTTGATCCGGACCTTATCTGGTCATTACCAGATGGCGAAATACGCCGCTACGACAGGCGTCTGAACATAATCTGTCTCGAGTGCCGGAAGAGCGAAGTTATGCAGCGCGTACTGGCGTTTTATCAGGGGAATTTTGAGGAGGTGGTGCGGTGAGTGAATCAAAATGCCAGGTTAATGGCAACAAGATAGAACCATGTGCAGCACTGGCAAAGTCCCTTGAGCATGATGCTGAATACACGATGCGAAAAGGTCTGCTGATATACAAAATCTGGAATGAGAGTTTAACTCGCGGTCCTGATTTTGTGATGTTGCGTTCCGGTGAATTTTCTAAATTACCAGTTCGGGTTTCATTTTGTCCGTTCTGTGGTGAAAGTCTGAAAACGTGGGAGAACAGAAATGAATGAAATCAAAGAAATACCAGTAGTACGTGATGAATATGGCTGCTGGACGCATCCTGAATATGAAAAATTCTGTGACGGTCGGGAATATATTTCAACGGAAGAGTTTAACGCCTGGATGGAGGAAAATAATCTTCAATACGTCCTCTGCTTCAGAGATGAAGGATGTGCTGACCTTGATGCGTGTGATGCTGATATTTCTGCATGGGAACCGGAACGACCAGAGGGCAATGGATGGTTTATTGGTTCAATACATGACACCGAAGATGGCCCGGTTTGTGTATGGCTGAGAAATAAGGCCGAAGCATAAAGGCTATAAACCGACTAACAACTAAATACTGAAGATTTAAATCAGAAACGATTTTTATTAAATCCTTAACCGGAGGGATTCCTGCACCCTCAAATCATCAGGAGGCCGCCCGAAAGGGCGGTGGAGATAATAATGGGAATAACTAAAGAACGATTGTTGGAAATAGCAAACCTTAGTGATTGGGCATTAAGTGATGAGAGAATTGTTTCTCCTCATGCTTATGAGTCAGTTACAAGTATAGAAATAACAACAATGGCTAGAATGCTGCTTGGTTATTTCAAAATAGAAAATAAAAAACAGATGGATAGTAATGTTGATATATGTGAGATTTTAGACGATTGGGGGGCTTGGGTTGTGGCTGGTAATAGTTCTATTGATTGGCAGGAAATAGCTGATAAATATAAAAATGTTGTTCCTCATGGTAAAAAATCACGTCGTCAGTGCAGCAATGATGAAGGGCGAATTATTGACATTAGTATCCTTATGTTAGAAAGATATAAGCAACAAGAATATGAGTTAATTGTTGCTCATTTCGTGATTGGTTTATCTCTTCGTGCTATTGCAAAGCAACAAGGATGTTCAGATGGAACAATTCGTAAAAGATTGCAAAAAGCCTTAGGTTTTTTGACTGGATATATAGCAATTACCAGTTAAGAGTCAGCGGTTTTTTTACCAGTGTAATGGTATAAGGATACTCCCATGTGTCTTACATGATATGGAAGCGCTGTTGCTGGATGCTTTGTGATACTCTTAAAGCGGAGGGGAGAGCCTTCCGCTTCAATTTCTGCGTCCGAAACGGTCGTAGAGAAAAATTCTTTCCATTCATTGAATTTTACTGCTGATTTGTCAGACTTTATATAAATTAGAATTCCTCCATGATCGTCACGTGACGTACCCGTGCCGTAACGTTCGGTTAGCTGAATCCAGCCATTATGAATAGATTTGGGGCCTCTCCATAATTTTGCTTCACCGATCCATTCGAATTTTCCGAATTGATGTTTAACTAATAAATCAACGTGACCGCCATGTTGAGTATCATGTTCAACATCATAAAACCTACCTTTCAGGAAATTTTTGATCGACGCTGTTAGCTCGTCCTCTCCCCACTTAGCATCTTGATAGAAGTGTTTGTCATTTTCTAAATTCTGAATAGCGTCGTCTAAATCTTCATAGAGTTGCTTTACAAAAATATTTTTGTCTGCAGCTAATTTTCTTTGAACCATTCCCCTAAATTCAGGATCCATTCTAATTAATGATTGAAGGTCTGCAGTACAGATGTTTACATCACTCATGCAGACTCTCCAAAAGACTCGAAGGAGTAAAGTATGGATAAAGATACTGGCTAAAATTATCAACCAATTCGCCAGTTTCTGGATGGTAAAAACTTCCTGTGTCTAAAGCATAGGAAATAAGATCATCTTCAACTGGTATTGGTTCTTCCGTTAAATTATCAATGTATTGAAAATGCATATCCAATAGATGTGCTTTATAGCTAGATAAATAATCAGTTGCTTTTATTAGCAGGATATAGTCATCTTTCGTATCAGTTAGATAGGTTAAACCATTGATAAGGGTTTTGTATGTAAAGTGATTGATATTTTTAGCATCTTTACTAACCAGAAAAAGAAAAAGATCACGACACACACTGCGAACAGGATCATTAAAATCCTGCTCTATTTGCGTGATAATGTCGTGATATATACTCTTTTTCATTTATGGCCTGATGATCTCGCTCTTCTTTTCTCTTCACAGGACTTAACAGAATCCAATATTTTTTCAACAATAAATATAATCGAATCAATGTTGTTACAGTTCTTCGCAATTGCTTCATGCAACCTAATTCTAGGATTATCAAGCATTGTCCTTTTTCCTGGTAATATTAACTCTACTGATAAAATATGTGAAGAACTTTGTGGTAAATCCCAAATTTTTCCCAACTTAAACTTTGTCAATATTGGGCTTGCGGACTCTCCACTATGATGGTAAACATCTTGACGCAAACACTTTTGACTTGGTTTGAGTTTTAAAGAACTTGTATTGCCATCTGAGGTGATAAAAGATACATGAGAAATTCTGCCATCTACTTTTTCGTAAAGATCTTGTATTGAACCAAATAATTCAAGAGGATTGTTTAAAATAACGCCAGCTTCTTTTTTTATAAATTTAGCCACAAGGTATTGTTGAGGCTGTGATTCACTTCTTGGAAGGATAGATAAATCAATCGTAAGAATTAATATTTTTTCTGCAGGCATTAGCATGATGGTATTAAAGCATTGCGTGACTTGGCGTGTTTTGCATTTTATTTCTCCACCATTAGCACGTAATTCCATACCCGCATCGCTAAGATGTGTTGGGTCAAGCTCTATCACTTCAGTGTAATACGCTTTGGATAAAAAAACAGCAGTGTCAATTTGTTTATCACGAATGATATCTTGACGTAGTTCAGCAAAATGCAGCTCAGTATCAGCAACTAACAGCTCCTCTCTGGATAAAGGAGTTGGGTATTTTTCTGAGAAGGGGCTATTGTCCTTTTTCTGATTTGTGAAAATTGTTTGTAATTTTGCTACGTCTTCATCGGTGATTCTATAAATAGAAAGTAATCGATTCCCGCTAAAAATTAAACCTTTCCAGAAATCGTCGATTCTGTCTTTTAGGTCGGGATTATGCTGAACTACACTATTTACACGTTCAATAAAAAGGGGTAATCCTTGGGCCGTTACACCCAGTGATGAACCAAGAAGCTTACGGGTGTTGCGCCAGCCAAAGCGTGAATTGATGTTTTTTACTGTTTGCTCAAGAATTAACACTTCCTTAATTTTCCCTTAACAATTTAGGGTGCTAAACTTTTTTGCGCAGTTTACATAAAAAAATAGTGCGTACGCAAAAACTATCTAACATGATGAGCTTTAACCGGGAAATTTGTATATGTTGTGAGCATAAAGTTGGCTGAGAAATCTAAAACGGGTAGAATGACTGCGGGTGCTTGAGGCTATCTGTCTCAGGCATGAACACCAAAAGGCAGACAGAGAAAAGCCCCAGTTAACATTACGCGTCCGGCAAGACGCTTAACATTAATCTGAGGCCATATCTATGCTCTACACACGTAGGTTAGCCTCTTACGTGCCGAAAGGCAAGGAGAAGCAGGCTATGAAGCAGCAAAAGGCGATGTTAATCGCCCTGATCGTCATCTGTTTAACCGTCATAGTGACGGCACTGGTAACGAGGAAAGACCTCTGCGAGGTACGAATCCGAACCGGCCAGACGGAGGTCGCTGTCTTCACAGCTTACGAACCTGAGGAGTAAGAGACCAGGCGGGGGAGAATCCCTCGCCACCTCTGATGTGTCAGGCATCCTCAACGCACCCGCACTTAACCCGCTTCGGCGGGTTTTGTTTTTTCCTAGCATTCTGGTTTACAATTCGCACGCCAGCCTGAACAACTGGCACCTGCTGCGCCAGCAGAGACAACCGATGGCGCACGATACCAAATTACACAATTCTGATGATTCTGCCGTCTTTGCCAGCAGGCACGGGCGGCGTTCCCGCACTTTCAAATCTGACTGGTTCCAGCATCCCCCATGCACTGAAGAACAGGCCGAGTGGCTAATTCAGTGCTACCGCAGACACGGATACGAGATTAAGAAAGCCCTCAGCCTCGATTATCGTCACTGGATAATCTCCGTCAGGCTTCCTTACTCCGAGCGCCCACCGCGTCCGTCCCGCACATTCCAGCAACGCATCTGGAGGTAACGTGCGGGTATTACTTCGACCTGTTCTGGTACCGGAACTCGGGCTGGTGATCGTTAAGCCGGGCCGTGAATCCATGCCGGTATTCCACAATACCCGGGTACTGGTGGAGCCGGAACCGAAAAGCATGCGTAATCTGCCGTCCGGGGTTGTTCCTGCCGTTCACCAGCCGCTAGTGGAAGACAAAACATTGCTGCCGTTTTTCAGTAACGCACGGGTGATTCGTGCTGCTGGTGGTGCTGGTGCATTGTCTGACTGGCTGTTGCGCCATATTAAATCCTGCCAGTGGCCACACGGCGATTATCATCACAGCGAAACCGTCATTCACCGTTATGGTACCGGCGCAATGGTGTTGTGCTGGCACTGCGACAACCAGCTGCGTGACCAGACATCCGAATCACTCGAGCAACTTGCTCATCAAAACCTGTCAGCATGGATGATTGACGTCATCGGTCACGCAATAAGCGGTACGCAGGAGCGTGAATTATCTCTGGCTGAATTATCCTGGTGGGCGGTCTGCAATCAGGTGGCGGACGCGCTTCCGGAGGCAGTATTACGTCGTTCTCTGGGGTTACGTGCGGAAAAAATCCGCCCCTTGTACCGCGAAAGCGACATCGTACCGGGAGAGCAGACCGCCATCAGCATACTGAAACAGCGCACAAAAAATCTTGCGCCGCTGCCTCACGCCCACCAGCAACAGAACCCACCACAGGAAAAGACGGTGGTCAGCATTGCCGTTGATCCTGAGCCTCCGGAATCTTTCATGAAACGACCTAAACGTCGCCGCTGGGTTAACGAGAAATACACACGCTGGGTGAAGACTCAGCCGTGTGCGTGTTGTGGTAAGCCAGCCGACGATCCCCATCACCTGATTGGTCATGGTCAGGGCGGAATGGGGACAAAATCTCACGATATTTTCACGCTACCGCTGTGTCGGGAGCATCACAACGAGCTTCATGCGGATCCGCTGGCGTTCGAAGAAAAGCATGGCTCTCAGGTTGATTTAATTTTTCGTTTTCTTGATCACGCCTTTGCAACTGGCGTGCTTGGGTAAAAGAGGTGACTGATGCTCATAGATTTGGTTTTACCTTACCCGCCAACGGTGAACACCTACTGGCGACGTCGTGGCAGCACATATTTTATCTCGGAGGAGGGAAAGCGTTATCGCCGGGCTGTGGCGCTTATTGTTCGCCAGCAGCGGCTGAAATTAATCCTGTCCGGAAGGCTGGCGATAAAGGTGATTGCAGAGCCACCGGATAAGCGTCGTCGCGACCTGGACAATATCCTGAAAGCACCGCTGGATGCGCTGACGCATGCGGGAGTGTTAATGGACGATGAGCAGTTTGATGAAATCAATATCGTTCGTGGTCAGCCAGTATCTGGTGGACGTCTGGGGGTGAAGATTTACCCCATAATGCTTGAAGGGCAGGTCAAAAAATGAAACTGGAAGATTTACCGAAATACTACTCCCCAAAATCCCTCGGCCTGACTGATGCATCGGCCTCAACGTCGAAAGATACGCTGAGTATCACTGATGTGATGGCCGCGCAGGGCATGACACAGAATTGGGCTGAGATGGGGTTTTCTGCGTTCCTTGGGAAAATGGGCATTAGTATGAATGACAGAGAGCGGGCAACAGAATTGCTGACAGAATATGCACTCAGTCGGTGTGATCGCGTGGCGGCGTTAAGAAAACTCCCGGCAGAAATAAAACCGGCAGTGATGCGTATTATGGCTTCGTATGCGTTTGAAGATTATGCCCGTAGCGCGGCGAGCAAAAAACAGTGCCCCTGTTGTCACGGAAAAAAATTTATTGAAAGCGAGGTTTTTACAAACAAGATCCAGTATCCGGATGGTAAGCCGCCAGTGTGGGCAAAGTGCACAAAAGGCGTGTATCCGTCTTACTGGGAGGAATGGAAAAAAGTCAGGGAGGTGGTAAAAGTTGCCTGTCCGGAGTGTGGAGGGAAGGGAGAGGTATCCACTGCCTGTAAAGATTGTCGTGGGCGCGGTGTTGCCATTCATCGTGAAGAGTCGGTAAAACGTGGTATGCCTGTTATCAGAGACTGCCAGCGTTGTGGTGGTCGTGGCTATGAAAGATTACCTTCAACGGAGGCATTTAATGCCATATGTAATGTAACCGATGCCATATCTCTTGATACATGGAAAAAAACAGTTAAACGTTTTTACGATACGCTGGTGGTGCAGTTTGATATTGAAGAAGCATGGGCAGAACAACAACTGAAAAAGGTGACCAGATAGCTTTGTTGATTTTTCCCGAATCTGTGGTAAATTTGCCCTAACGATGGGCGTTTTATGCCTGACGTTAGAAGATTTTTTACACCCGTCGCCAGGCGGGTTTTTTTATGACTGAAATCACGCCAGTACAGTAAACGCGCTGGTGGTTGTGAATACCGGTCTTTCAGCTTGCTGGCTTTTTCGACAAGAGTTATTGGTGTGTCACGTTAACCGGAAAAAGGAAAGTTTGAGAAACGCGATCTGGCACAGGCGGTTATTAATGCTGCCTACCTGGTGGCCTGTGCAGATGGTGAATGTGAGGCTTCCTAGAAAGCGAAGATCGAACAGGTACTGCGTAATCAGCCTGCGCTGTCCGCGTTTACGTCAGAAATTAATGCGATTAGCGCAACCATTATCGGTCAGCTGGATACGAACTTTAAAACTGGTCGTCGTGCGGCGTTACGTGAGATCGAGGATGTGAAACACGATACGCGTGAAGCGGAAGATGTGCTGGATGTGGCGGTGGCCATTGCGGAGGCAGACGGCGAAATTGAGCCGGAAGAGCGCAAGGTGCTGGAAGAGATTGCCGGTGTTCTGGGTCTTCGTCTGGAGAATCACCTGTGACGGTAAAACTGCGCCTGGCTGTGGCTGCACTCCTGCTGTTTCTGGTGGTGATGGTGGATTTCACCAGCAGAATCATGTCGGTGCTGGCGGATGGGGTGCTGGTCTGCGGCATTGTGGTATTGCTGTAGCCGGTGATAAAAAGAAACAGCCTGCATAATGCTTGATTTTTTTATTTGCTGTTTATTAAAAATACTACTGCATGGTGAATCCCCCTGTGCGGAGGGGCAATCAGCAAGTAGGTATATGTGATAATCGCGGATTCAGGTGCTGATACTGAATTCACCGGGAGGCACCCGGCACCATGCAAGAAAAAGAATGTGCATGCAAAAATGCCCCTCTCCGGAGGGGCATTTTTTATGGGTAAAAAATGCCCGAATGGGTTCGGGCAATAGCATGAGATACTGATATTGTTGTGTTGTTATCGTGTGGATTTTAACCAGGGTTTATCAGGCTGCGCAACTGCGTGGCCTTCTTCATTTCTTGGGCTGTAGTCCCCGTGTGTCATTCAGGCTTCCGGACTACAGCCCACTCCATATCTGATTTAATACACTATCCCGGCCGGGAGGAATAATGACATTTAAACATTATGATGTTGTCAGGGCGGCGTCGCCGTCAGACCTTGCGGAAAAGCTGACACACAAACTGAAAGAGGGCTGGCAGCCGTTTGGTAGTCCGGTGGCCATAACCCCTTATACCCTGATGCAGGCGATTACAGCAGAAGGTGATGTGGTGGTCAGTGGTGCAACTGAGCCGGATTGGTACTACGTCATCGTACTGGCCGGGCAGTCCAATGCCATGGCTTACGGTGAAGGGCTTCCGCTGCCGGATTCATACGATGCTCCGGATCCGCGCATTAAACAGCTGGCGCGCCGCAGTACAGTGACGCCGGGCGGGGCTGCCTGCAGATATAACGATATTATTCCGGCCGACCACTGCCTGCATGATGTGCAGGATATGAGTACGCTGAATCATCCGAAGGCAGACCTGAGCAAAGGGCAGTA